ATCGCCCGCGATCATGAAGGTCTGACCGTCGACGGTGACCTCTGCTTCGCCGGCTATCCGATTCGGGTCGATTGCCATCTTCTATGCTCCAGAAAGCAAAAGCCCCGCACGAGGCGGGGCTTGTTGAGGCCGTTTGGTGGATTAAAGCCGGAACTGCGCCAGCAACGCGAAGACGCGCAGCTGGTCGATCAGCGTCGAGGGGAACAGTACGTCCACCCGGTTCGGGTTCGTGGCGTTGCGCTGGACCTGCACGTTCTGTGCAAAGGAGTCCGAATCCTGCACGTATCCGCCGTCCTCGAGCACCTGGTACTGCGCGATGATCTCGGCCTTGATCGTCGAGGGGGTGACGACGTTCGAGCCAGCGGACAAAGTTGTGCCGTCATCCGCGAGTTTCATCCGCGAATACTTGGTGTTGATGGCCGCGGCGAGGTGCTCGAGGATGTACGCAAGCGTGTACATCGTCTCAATCTCAAGGTACGAATCATCCGCCTGCCCCAGACTATTGGTCTGATAGGTGGTGATCAGATTCTCGATGTAACACGTTCCGCCCGCATCCACGGTGAAGGTGCTGATGCCGTCGAACAGCAGCGTATTGCGCTCCGTCATGATGAAGCGCGAAGGGACAGGCGGCGGCAGCATTCCCACAATCGGCAGCGTCTGCAGGGGCTGGCCAGGATCCGCGCGCAGGCTCCCGATCGACGAACCGCATAGCTGCGCCGCGGCGGACCATGCAGGAGTCGGGGAATCGTAGAAGCCCAGCGCGGTTTCGTGCTGATTGTTGCGCGTCAGACCGAAGGTCGTGCACGCGGAGAACGTACCCCGGAAGGCGGTGTACACATGGCCGTAGAGCTGCTCCGACCAAGACCAGCGGCCCGCGGCATCACTCAGGAACGCCTGCAGCGCATTCAGACTCGCGGTATCGGTATAGGGCAGCACGATCGCATCGAACTGCACATCCGAGAGATTCGCGAGCGCACTGGTGAGGGTCGGATTGGTAGTGCCCCCGGCGCACTGCGCCGTAGCAATGGCGACCGTGAGACCGACGGGCAGCGTCTCGCCCTGGGTTGCGCCATAATAGTTCAGGCGCACATCGATATCGTTTCCCGCGAGTCCCTTGTTCACCGCGGTCAGCGTGACGACGGAGCCAGCCACCGCGGCCGTCACCAAACAAGTGGGATCCGCATTGATCGCGGCCCCAATGGCCGTCGCGATCTGCGCGCTCGTCATGGAGGAGGTTACGGCTACCGCGTAACGGGTGCCCGCCACATAGAGACTGACAGTGCCGGAGGCGGTTGGCGCGCCGCCAACGGTGACCGTATCCGTTGCCGCCGCGGCGCCGCCGGCGTCCGCCAGGCCGACGCACCAGAGCGTGCCGAACGAGTCCGCGCCGCGATAGTCGGCAACCATGCGTGCAAGCATGGAATTGGCGCCATACCGGCTCTGCGCATCGCCCACGCCGGCGCACACGGCCGGATTGTTCGCGACATCGGTACCGCCGGCGGTCATCTGGCCGAGGATGAGGACCTGTTGCGGTATCTGCCCGCTATTGGCCTGCGAGTTGTCGATCTCCGCGAAGAAGAGCGGAACGCGCAGATTCTGCGGGATGTTCTTGAAGGAAATTGTCATTTAGCGTGCCTCTTTCGCATCGGCGGCAGGGGCATCGGTCGCGGGCTGCGTTGAAGCAGCACCAGGGGTACCCTCGACGACATCTCCGTCGCGTAGGCGCCGATTCCAATAGATGGAGTGCGGGACATTCTTGCCGACCTCGGGCAGAAAGCCCTTGGTCTCAGGATCCCGGACCTTCAGGCCCGATTTCGGTTTGACAAACATGGAGTCAGTCTCCAGAAAGATTGAGGGTGAGGCCGAGGTCATCAGGCTGCGGCGAGAACGGTGGGTCCGAACCTTGCCGGGTCAGATCCACCGTGACCGTATCGAGCGGCACGATCGGATCAGCAACCGACGGGACGATGACTCCTCCAGTCGATTGCGAAATGTCGAAGGTCTCAAACGTCTCGAAGCGGAATCGGCCAATGGCCCCGGCGATGTGCCCCTGGGCGTCAGCCTTGATCTCGAAGGCGCTCTCGATCGTGGGGATGCTTTGCACCAGCTGGAGCACGTAGAAGTCGGTCAGGATTGCCTGCTCGACCTGGTACCAGAGCGCCTCCAGGGCGTCCTGCGCGGCCTCGCCAGTCGTCGCGAATGTCGCGGCCCGAACGTCCAGCTCCGCGGTCGTTGTGAAGTCCGGGGCCTTCTTGCCGACCGCCGCCTTCGTCTCCAGGGACGAACGCACGCACACCGCCGGCAACTTCTGCTGCGGATACGGCCAGTCGCCGGGCGAGTCCACCGAAGCGGAAGTCGTGCCAACCACGAGATTCGCGCGACCCAACGCGGCGACGACTGCCTGACGCAACTGGCGCCGCGCAGTGATCGGTTGCAGCGGAAAGGGGAAAACGGTAGTCACAGATCCTGCTCGCCGCCGGAAGACTCATCGGTTGTCGTCGTCTCGGAGTCGACCGTCACCTCTCCGCTGTCAGTCAGGGAGGCCGGCGCGAGATTGAGCATCAGCCTCGCCCAGCCGTGACCATCGGCACGAGCTTCCTGCACGATGTAGGCCGTATCCACTGCCGGCGAACCGCCCGGGAAAGGCGAAGCCAGGACAATGACCAGGGCGCCCTGGAGCGCAGACAATGGCTGGCCGCCGAGATCCACATCCGCCGTGTTGATGCCGAGGCACGGCCGAACCGTCGTGACCGGCATTCCCTCGGCCACGTCCACCTGTGAATACGCCTCGTCAAAGACCCTGCTGAGCTGCGGAAACGCCTGGCCTTTCCATGTGATCGTCGCCGGCTGCCCAAATACGCGGGCGCACGGCGCAACGATCTTGGTCTGCCAGTCGATCACGCAACTACTTGGCGGTCTTCACCTTGCCGCTTTCATCCGGGGCGGTCTGGTCCGCTACCGGTGCCGGCTCGTCCTTTCGTGCAGCTCCGCATCCAATGAGGAATTCCGCTTCCTCATCCGGTACGTCGATGCGATACGTCGGGCCGAACAGCTTATGAACCGGCCGCTTGGTGATGTTGCCTTCCTTGTCGACAACACCCGGCGTCACCGTTATGCGCACAGTGCGCCGCGGATTGACTATGAGCTTCATATATGACCTCGAGTTTGAGTGGGCGTGACCTGGCCTGATCAGGTCAGGTACGGCGCGCAGACGGTCGCTGCGAGCGCAGCATTGACTCGCGACGGAATCACGAGCGGCGCGGACTGAACCATGACGAACGTCTGGGCCGGGTCCTCCGTGATCCACATCTTCGGAGCGTACGGCAGCGCGCCGTAGGCAAACTTCGGATCGAGGATCACGCCAAATGCGCGGGTACCGAGCATGTCGGGGCCGGACATGATCACGGTCCCGTCCGGGATCATCGGCGTCTCAACGTCGGTGACCGGATCCACGTACCAGTCGTTGTAGACCCACAGGCGATAGTTACCCCAGACGCCTTTGAAGATGGCGCCGCGCTTGATCTGCGCGCCGGCTTGGACGGCATTGCCTGCCCCGCCATTGGAGATCATGAGCCAGCCCTTCTGGATCTTGGGATCCTGAAGGAAGAACTCCCAGGGCGACGGAGTGAAGACGATGTCCGTCGTGACACCGCCGGAGAGCTTCAGCACCTGGTTCTGCCAGAAGTCGATATCCTGCGTCGGACTGATCCCGGTCTGCCCCCACTGTGAGCCCCCGGACAGCGCGAGCGTCAGGGACGGATCGCGACCGAAGTCCACCAGTGTGGACGGAAACCCATCGCCCGACACGGTCACGGTTCCCGTGGTCAGAACCTGTCCTGCCATCCATTCCAGGCGCCGATTGATGACATCGACGCCATCCGCCATCTCGAAGGCCACGTTCTGCATGAATCGTTCGGCGGCAGTCTCGGACCCGCCAATGCGCTCGCCAATCTGGCGGCGAATCGGCCGGCGCACATCGAGCACGCGCTTGTCCTTGATGTAGGCAGGCTTGAAGAGATTGGTCTGGACGCGGCGGCCCTCGATCATCTTTCCTTCAACGAGAGGAGACACGAATGGCGCGAGCCGGCGCTTGCCCACATCCACGTCGATTGCGATCTCTTCTCCCTGGGAGATCGCAATGTTCGGGAAGAAGGTGTCAAGCAGCCAGTTCTGCGCCAACTTCAGATTGGGAACCACCTGCACCAAGGTGGCGGTATCAAAAAGCTCCATTATGTGATCTCCAAACAGAAGGGGCGCTCGATGGCGCCCCTATGAGGTTGAGAAGGGGAAGGTATAGGTCAGACGCTAAACGCCAGCGGCGTTGTTCTCCGTCGGATCATTGGCATCGACCGGCGTCTTCAGATACAGCTGCACCGAGCGGCACTGCACATTGAGCGCGGCGAGCTGCGTGGCGGGGGTTGCGCCCCATGACGCATCGATCGCCATCTTGTTGATGTTGAACTCGCCCTTGACATATACGCCGCAGTTAGCCGTCCCGGCCGTGGCGTTCGTGTTATCCACGAGGACGCCATACGGAACGGCCGAACCATCCGCCGCCGCGAGTGTGGCAACGGTGAAAACACCATTGCCGGTCTGACCAGGGATGCTTCCAGCGGGGATTGAAAGCGTGTTGCCCACCACATAACCACCGCCGCCCTCGCTCGCCACAATGGCGGCTGCGGTCACGACATTACCTGCAACGGTGATATTGGCGATACCGCCGGCACCACTACCGGTAGTCGTGTTCAGAGGGACGTTAGCGTAGACCCCATTGGTCAGCGCGCCAGTCGGCGACGTCGTGACCGTAAGTGTCGCGAGCACGCCGGGTGCCTTGCAGACGGTCAAATTGCCGGTTGCGGTGACCCTCCCGAGCAACGTCCCGCGCGGCAGCGCTGCGAGCTGCTGAGCCAGAGTGTCGTTCTCGGTCACCAGGTGCTCAATGCCGGCGATGAGCTGATCCGGTAGATAGGTCTCGGCCGTTACGCCCGGAGCGAACGGGTTATCGCTATAAGAAGTTGGGGTCAATGACATGTTGGCAGTCCTCTATGCGAATGGGTGACGATCAGCGAGCGCCTACGGCCTTGTTGTAGGCCGCAACAATGGCCTCGGCCTGGGCGGTCGGTGAGTTGGTGGCCGGCTTCGCGCTGGGAGCCGAACCGATATCAGGCCGCGGCACAGCCTCCATCCGCGCCGAGAGGCCCGATCGCGCCTCAGCTGGCGATGCCAGGAGTGCGGCACGGATCTTGTCCGCACTCATGCCCGTATCCGCGAGCAACGAGCAAGCCAGGGCTACGCGGCCCTTCGCTTCGGACGAAGACATCACAGCAGCCCAACGGGCGCGCTCCGATGCGCGGGCGGACGCCGCGGCTTTCCGCTCGCCCTTCTTCTTCTCATCCTCATCCTCGTCGTCGGCCTCATCATCGGCCTCCTCGTCCTCGTCATCCTCATCATCTTCGGCGCGCGCCGCCTTGGCGCCACGGGACTTTTTGCCGTCCTGCGCATCGTCCTTCTTCTCGTCCTTGTTGGCCGCGGCGTCAGGATCTTTCTTCTTCTTGTCCTCATCCTCCTCGTCATCGTCCTGGGCCTTGGCGCCCAACGCCAGATGCGCAAAGCGGTTGGCGAGCTTCAGATAGAGCGGTGTTTCCTTAGCCATCGAGCATTTCTCCGAAAAGTTGAAGTGCGGTTTCAGGTGAGGCGACCACGTCAGCCAGTCCGCGATCGACGCCGCTCTCACCCATGAACGTCGCCGCTTGTTGATCTCGCACCGCGGCTGCCCCGATTCCTCGGTTGCGCGCCACCAGTGCCACGAATTCCTCTCCAAGCCGATCAATATTTTCCTGCAGCTCCGCCCGGTCAGCGTCCAGCAGCGGCTCCATAGGGTTCGCCCGGGCCTTGCGGTCTCCATATCGCATGACGGTGACCGTGATGCCGGCCTTGTCGAGCGCCCGGCTGTACTCGCTGTGCACCGCGATGACACCGACGCTGCCGGTTCCGCCCGTCCGCGGCACGGTAATCACATCGGCGCAGCTCGCGAGTGCGTACGCGGCCGAATAGGCTGATTCATCCAGAACGGCCCAAATCGGCTTGCCGCCCCGCGCTTCATAGATGTGGTCCGCCAGGTCGAACAGCCCGGAAACCTCTCCGCCCGGGGAATTGACCATCAGCGCGATTCCGCGTACCTCGGCGTCCGCGAGAGCGGCATCGAACCTCGATCGGATGTCGTCGTAGCCCATCAAGCCTGAAAACGCATCCAGCCAACCGGATTTGTGTACCAGCGTTCCCTCGATAGCAATCTGCGCAATGCCTCCGATGAGCTTGTACTCGCGCTCGACCCCATGCACGGACTCGCCTTCCTCCTGGGCGCGAACGTCCAACCCATGGCGCTCACCGATGAAGCGGGCGAGTTCAACGGCCCGAGCCGGATGCAGCAGCAATGGCACACCGAAGACACGCTGATAGACCGTAATCACGTGGCCTCCGGGGCTTTGATGGTCTTTTTCGCCGTCTGGTCCCGCGAGGGCACATTGCCCATCTCTCCGGTCCACTTCGGCGGTGCGATACCCCGCTTTTCAAATTCCTTGATCTCAATCGCCCGTTGGTCGAGGACTTCCCGCCAATCCTGTCCGGTCAACGTGCCCACCTCTTCCTCAAGGGTGGAGAGACTCGCATCCATGGCGAGAATTGAGCCCTGCTTCTCTGCGAGTTCGTCAACATACCCCTTGCCTGGGCCGAGCCATTTCGCACGAGCGTAGAGCGAACGGAAGTCGATGAACTCCGGGGCACGCGAGGGCAGCGGCAGGTCGTCCAGTTCGAAGGCCTCCTCCAGCCAGTTTGTGAAGACTGGCTGGGCAAACCCCACAGCAAAGTGCACACGACGGCGGTGGAACGTCTTCCAGGCCTCGAGCATCGCAGCCCGGTAACTGGAGTAGTTGACCTCGGACCAGTTCTGGCTGATCTGCTGCGCGCTCGTGCCACAGCCCGCGGCAACATTGCGCAATACGGCGGATTCGAAGGCAGCAAAATTTGCGCTCGGGCGCTCCGCGCGCACAGTCTCGATTTCCTCACCGGGCGCGAGCATGGGCATGCGGACGCCGTCCAGTTTAATCGGCGCGTCCTTGTGAAAGTCCGCACGGATGTCCTGGTACATGCCGAGCGAGGAATCATCCTTCTCGCCCAGCGCGCTTTCAATCATGTCCTTATCGTACGGACTGGAAATGTAGGCGCCAAAAATTGCATTGACGATCGCGGCATCTAGCTCGGTCCCGTCGTACTTGATCAGCATTTTCAAACGCGTCAGGACAGGAGCGAGCATGCCCACGCCGCGGTGCTGCGCCGCGCGTTCGTGGTCGAAGTCATGGATCACGATTGAGCGGCCCCACGGCGTTTCACGTGGAACGCGCTCCCATGTCATGGAGTCCTTGGCGTTGTACCAATCCCCGATGTGCGCCTTCTCGATGTGATAGGCCGTCGGGGCGCCGAGTCGATCAATCTCGACGCCGCCGCGCATTACGTTGGTATCGAAGGCGAAGAACGGGTTAGACAATCGGTCTGGGTCTACGAGCTGCATTGCCGTGCAGTATCTGGCGGCTCCCCTGCCTGTACGTTCCGGGAGCCAATGCATGACCGCGAGACCGTCACCATCAACAATCTTGTGCCGAAATCCCACCCCAAAAAGCTGCGGGACCGTAAGACTGCGCTCGACATCACAGTACCGGCCACCGTCTAGGCTCCAGGTCTTAAAGTGAGACTCGGCGGCCCTGCCGAACTCCTCGGCCCAGACGTGATCAAATTCTTTCACTCCCGTGAGCTGCCTCAGGGCGTAGTAGTCGGGCTTGCTGACCGGGCGGAAGTCAGCGCCGATAACATTGTCCAGGGTGCGAGTGACGGCGGCGGATGCCCAGCCGTCATTGCGCACCAGGTCGCGCATGCGCGCGACGATCATGTTCCGATACGGGTTCAGTTCCCCGTCTGGCGACCACAGAAACGGCTGCCAGTCACGCGTGTGCGGATCGACCAGGTTGCCAGCATCATAGGCCGGCCGGAAATTGCCGCCGAAATGCCGGTTACCGGCCACCCTTGGGCGCGCCGGCTCCGACGTTGTGACGCTCGGCTTGCTCATCGCGAGCCAAAGCTGAATCGCGCAAAGCGCCGCGGCAACCGGCGCAGGTTACCCAGGGCCTGCTGCAATTCCAGGATCAGGATTCGGACCTGCGCAATTCCCCCCTCGACGCGATCATAGGTCACGGATTTTGAACCGTCCCCTTGCGTATAGGACAGGTTCACCGTGCGCTGGCCGCTCATCAGTGCGAGGTAGGCTTGCTGGGCGGACGCGAGCGCAGCTTGTAGCTGCGCCTGCGTCATGCCGTAAAAGGGGGATGCAGGGTTCATCTACCGTCCTATCGCGCCAGGCGAGCCCCAAACGATTTCTTTGTCTTTTCGATCACCCTTACCGCCGGTGCCGGCGCCCCGATCGGATCGGGCGCCGGTTCCGGTATCACGGCAGGCGGTAGCGCCACGCGCCCAGTCCGCACGCCCTCAACCCGAGAATTCAATTTCAGGCCCATGTGCTGCAGGCCACACAGGGCAGCGTATGCATACACCGCTGTGTCCAACGCCTCGTTGGCGCGCCCTGGCGGCAGCTCCCAAACCCGGAACCGCTGGCCGTGAGCTTCCTTGCGGACGCTGCGCTCAGCAATCAGCTGCGAGAAAAAGGCCAGATCGCGGCCGGCCGGAAAGTGCATATATCCGGGGCCTGGCTGCTCGATGTGCAACCGCGTGCGGATCACATCCTTCGCGGTGTTCACCCCGATGATGATCGGCCGGAAGGTTGCCTTCGTGCGCCGCATCGGCCGCTTCGTCGGCCACACCGGGCTGCGCTGTCCCATCCGGGCCGCTTCGCCCTTGATCGCCCATACCCGGCGGCCGAGGCGAGCCTTGGCGAATTCGTACACGCGCTGCGCGTGGCCTTCCTGACCGCCGGAGTCCAGGCACGCCGCGGAGATCTCCAGCCCGCGTCCGTCCGCGCGCGCAAAGGTCTTCAGGAGATACTCGTCTAGCCGGGCCCAGAATTTAGGATCGTCCGCCTCGCCCTCAATCACATCGTAGGCGACAGACCAGCTTTCCTCATTTTCGCCCCAGCCGGTCACCTGGATCTCGCACCGGTCGGCCTGGAAGTCCACCCCCGCCGTCAGCACTCCGACCTGGTCTGGCACTTCGCCGGCCCAGTTCTCGCACCGGGCCAGGAGCTTGCCTTCGGCCAGGGGGTGATCGCCCTTGTCCTCGTACGGCTCGCCGAGCACCAGGTTGACGAAGGTCTGGCGCTGCAGCGGATCCTTGTGGACGCGCAGCCACTCCTCCACCAGCTGCGACCAGCCCGCATTCGGAAAGAGCGAATAGCCCGACCAGATGTGAAATCCGGCATACCCCTGGAACTCAGCCGTGGCGCGCCACTCGCCCTGGCGCACCATCTGTTCCTTGTGGTGCTCCTCGATTACGCAGCCCTTGATGCAACCGTAATAGGCCGATCCTGGGATATATCGTCCCTGCTCGCCCCGGCGCCACTTGATCCCATGGACCGTGTGCTCGTCGCCCCATTCGAGCACCTGGTGCGTACCGCAGTGCGGGCATGGCACAAAGTACTTGCGCATGTCGGTGGCGCGCCATTCCTTCTCGATTCGGCTCTCGCCCTTCACCGTGGGCGTCGATCCGATGACGATCACCCGATTCCAGAACGTGTCCGAGCGCTTGATGCCCAGGCTGATCTGATCACCCTCGGAACCGGCGCCCTGGATCGCGTATCCGTCGACCTCGTCGAAGAGCACCACGCGCACCGTGATACGGCGAAAGCCGCCGGGCGAGTCCGCCCCGATCAGCTTGAGGCCGGCTCCGGTGAGGAATTGCTTGGAGAGGATGGTCTGACTGCCATCTCGGGACTTCGGATTCCCAACGACCGCCGCAAGCGCAGGCACGTCGCGCAGCATCGGCGCGATCCAGCGTTTGCTGTGATCTTCCGCGTCACCTTCGCGCGGTTGAACCAGAAGGATCGGGCTGGGGTCATGCTCGATGTAGTACGCGACGGCGTTGTTCAAACACTGCGAATACCCGATTCGCGCCGACTTCATGACGACGACGCGCTTGTTGCGCGGGTCGGTCATCGCATCCTGCATGCCCTCCTGGTAGGGAAATGCATGGAAGGCGCCCCGGCTGGCGGAGTATTCCCCCGACAGAATCATCTTGCTGGCGGACCACTCCGTCAGGGTGAGCTCTGGCGGCGGGATCAGCGAGTGCAGGATGCGCTCACTGTGACTCGGCGGTGACTCCATAGGCTGCGCAGAACTCAATCAGCGTCGCCTTGATTCGCTTGCGGGTGAAGTCGGCAACGAGTGCGGGATCTGAAATCGCGGCGAGCTGCAGCGCCCATTCGGCTGGAAGTGCCAGCAGCTTGTTGCGCAAGGCGGTCGCCAGCACCGACGATTTGCGGCTTTCATCCTCGGACCGCAGCAACTTTCCGTCACGCAGATCCGCATCCATCTGCGCCTGCCGTTCCTGCAGCGATCGGATCGCGGCGTCGCGGTTCGTCAGCTTGATGCGAGCGGCGGTCAGGCGCTTCGTGAGCTCGGCCTGGCTCATCTCGATCGTCCCGAGGGCATTGGGCTCGACGGCGTGCGGCCCGTCATCCTCTGGAGTTTCCAGATCCTCGGCAGTTTCTACCGTCGGCGCCGGCCTCCGGGCGCCCTCCTTCTTCGCGAAGCGGCCGCCGCTATTTTGCGTGAGCCACGCGAGTGCGAGCGTCGCGGAGTGTGTCGGCATTCCACGGGTCCGGTACTTACGCACCATCGTGTGTGAAATGCCGAGCTCAGCGGCGAGCCGGCGGTCTGAAATTTTAGCCATGGAGCGCCGAGCCGATGGAAACCTGCAAACCCAACCCGGAAACTACTCGATCGCTAGACAAAGAACGCGCTGCGCAATGTCGCGCCTTGCTCAAACAGTGGGGAAGGACCCATCACGATCGCGCTGCTTCGGCGAGCGCCCCGCGCTGACTGTCGAGCAGACAAAGCGGTTGTTGAAGCATCGTCCGCCACGATTGAAAAGCACGTTCACCTGAATGTGATCGCCTTGTTTGATAGACGCGTATTCGGCTGCGGTCAGATCTGCGCGAAACGTTTTCTCAACCAATGGCGAGCTCAGCAGCGCCCAGTAGCCATTAGCATCAACGCATTCTTTGTGTGTTGATTCGACCGTAAAATCAACGATTCTCACAGCTTGCTCCTAGCAATCGCTTTGGCGAGTTCGTGTCCGAGTACTGCGTTGAAGCGATGCTCAACCAGCTTGCGCGCGCGCTCGACAAACTCCAGATCCTGATGCACTGGCTTGTTGCCCGTGTATCGCACGAGCAGCTTCAGTCCATTGACCTTGCGCAATCGACCATTAGCCGATGCCTGTTTCGTGAAGGTCCGCTGCCACATGCCATTGATTGGCCCCTTCGCTGTTTGAACAACACCGAAGAATATGGACGCTCGACCGCGGCGATTGCGTTCGTAGTTGCGCGGCAGATTCCCACCAGCGTCGTGCGGCGCCTGCACAGGCACGTGCAGCTTCGTCTGCCCCGGATTGAGGAAATGCTCGCCACCCTCTTCGAACGGCGACAGATAATTGGCGGCCTTATCCATGACGAATATGCCGGCTGTTAGCGAATCTTTCGTGGCTCCAAAGACTCGCACGCTGTTGAGCGTGAACGCCTTGGGCGTATCGAAGACGCTCTGCATGCCAGTACGCTCGGCAGCCTGCACCTCCCGGGCGAGCTCCGTCAGAGCGCGCGCCGTCGCGAATGGGAGTTCCTTGTACGCAAGGGCGCTGAGACTCTTGCTGATTTCCCTGACATTCGCGGTGATGGAGATGTCGATCACATGGCTGGCTCCAGAAATGCAAAGCCCCGCACGAGGCGGGGCTTTGGGGTTCATTTGCCGGCGGGAAGCCGCAGGGTGCCCGGAATCTACATCCTCACGTGTAAAAAAGTCAACAGTGCCCTGCGCGTCACGCGTCAACCATCTTGAGCATGCGCACCAGGTCGGCATGCTTGCTGGCGCGGAACATCGCATCGAGCCACTCCAGCGTGGCGTGCCAATGGTGGTACAGCGCGCTCACCGATATGTCGTGGCGAG